CTTCGCAGCACGCAGTGAACACCTTTTATTGAAGATGCAGTATCCCTGGAGGTGAGGTGTGCCTGATTCTCCAACCTCGCGGCCAACGATTGCATATTTGCACTGAGTTTCGAGAACTCCCCACAAAGCTGTTGATTCATCTTCTGTGTAATTGTTAAGTGTAAAGCAATAACGGGATGAAGACATATATAGTGAATGAATGAGTTTTTATTTATAGGGCAAGCCGCATACGCGCAGAGGTAATACTAGGCTCTGCGCGTTCCAACTTATTGACTTTAATACAAATAATACGTAAGTGCTTACGAATACAAAGAGTGCTTCACACGGTATCCCCAGTAAACGACATATCATGATATGTCAGAGACGGAAGGTCATATCCGGCAACTGGAGATGTTTGAAGCGGTGTTATTACAACTACAAAGATTACTTGTCCACCAAGGACAGTACCAAAAGTCTCCTGATCAATTTTCTCTACCATTAGCCTGTGTTCCACCGTCATTGACGAATAGGCGTTTGACAGGATGGCAGTCTTCTTATACAGAACTTTACCAAATCTTCTACTAAAATCCGGCCCACTATCCAAATTGGATCCATACGTGATTATTGCTGGGACTAGCCCATAGTCCGGATTACTGAATACTCTAACCACATTAATGGTTACACCTAGTTCCTCCGTTACAGTATCAGGGCAGGTTATGGTTATACCAACACGACCACCTCTAATCACCAGATCAGTCTCATCAAATGTGACAGCAGTACCACCTTCATCAGTGATTTGCAAACCTCCTGCAACAGTCCAAAATGCAGTAGCAGCACTTGGAGCACCAATAAATGTAGGATTAATAATAGTAACCGATCCATCACCTAGAGTTGTTGATGAGGTTAACGTGGCTGAACCGACACCACTGGATCTATAGTGTTGAACAGCTAGGGTATCGTTCCACAGCTTACGGCGCCACGCACGTTTAGAAAGCTTCCTACTTTTAAATTGAATTCCTTGAAGGGAACCTGTCTGACTTGTCCACGAAATTGTCTTTCTACCTCGACGTCTACCACGACGTTTATATGCAGTACGACGACGTTTAGCACCCCATCTAGGGAATGCAGATGCTCTTCTCTTCATAGAGCGAGTATATACCATAGGATGTTACTCCGTCCGGGTTCATTTGCTTAATGATTCAATACACGGGTATTTATAACCGAGGCTCCGGGATCTCGTGAACAAACTTCGTTTACCAATTCACCCTCCATTTTTAAGGTTTTTTATTAGGGGGGACCGTCCTTCTCTCCTTTCCCCCTTTTTGATACCCCCATTCCTCTCTTCCTTTTGCAAATGAATATATTCAAAACACACCAAGTTTATTCTTCGCATTAAAGCGGACAACTGAGGATGATCCTCGACTCGATTATAGTCTATTACATGTTGCTTAAAGCAACCAGACGGATGAAAATTACTAGTAACAATAAAATTAACTGCATACAAGGGCACCATATCCCCTTTGACCTCAACAAGACACTTATAACGATCAAACCAACGAAGAAGATGATTGATATCGATCCCATTGGGACCGAAATCATCAATAATCACTTCGGTTTCAAGTTTGTAACCATTCCACCACTTCGTCCTGGGTTCCTTGATGTAAGCTTCTGGCATTTCTTCATGGGCCTTTCTGGACTTACCTGTACCTGGAGGGCCGTAGAACCATTGGACTCTAATGTCAGGTCTATCACATGGCCGGACTGAGGACAGATAGTTTCGTAGCAGTGTATGTCTGGAGAAGTAATAGGCTCCGGGTCTTCTATCAGCGAATTCAGCCAACCCTCGTTCTCCTCCACGAACTGACTCCAGGAAATCACGGGCGATTTCATCTCTGGTTGAAACTCCTGACGATGCTCCTCCTTCAGGCGCTCGACCGTGTTCGAGAAAATCTCCACCTTTGCTGCAATATTGTCTATTCTGTCGTGGAGAACCACGAGAGACTTCGACATGGATTCTAGGGTTAAGTCTATCCTTCGCAGCACGCAGTGAACACCTTTTATTGAAGATGCAGTATCCCTGGAGGTGAGGTGTGCCTGATTCTCCAACCTCGCGGCCAACGATTGCATATTTGCAC